TCCAGAATGTCCTTTGCCTTTTGGTGAACTTCATAGCAGATTGAATTTGTGTCCGTTCCGGCTGTGGTAATCAGGAAATACAAAGGCTGCATTCTGGCATCGCCGGAACCTTTGGTCATAACATCGAACAGCTTTCGGTTCGGCTGCGTATGTAGTTCATCAAACACAACCCCGTGAATGTTGAAACCGTGCTTGGAGTAGGCTTCTGCCGAAAGCACCTGATAGAAGCTGTTGGTCGGAATGTACACGATACGTTTCTGTGAGGTCAGAATTTTTACTCGTTTGGAAAGGGCAGGGCACATTCGCACCATATCCGCTGCTACGTCAAATACAATGGCAGCCTGTTGGCGGTCGGCAGCACAGCCGTAGACTTCGGCACGTTCTTCGCCATCACCACAGGTGAGCAGCAGGGCAACCGCAGCGGCAAGTTCTGATTTGCCATTTTTCTTCGGAATCTCAATGTAAGCCGTATTGAATTGCCGATAGCCGTTCGGTTTTAAGATTCCAAACAGGTCACGGATAATCTGTTCCTGCCAGTCCAGCAGTTCAAATTTCTTTCCTGCCCAGGTGCCTTTGGTGTGGCTGAGGCATTCAATAAAAGAGACGGCATAGTCTGCCGCTTTTTTGTTATACTTGGAATCCTCCGCCATAAAATGGGTCGGTTTAAATCTTGCTATTGTTCTCACCTCCAAACAAAAAAGACCTGCCAAAAAGCAAGTCTGTATCATTTATTTTAATGCCCTCATGTGGCAGTTTTGTAATCGAGATTCCATTCCGTAGAGTAGACGGACGACATTACTGCCGCCGCCCCTCGACAGAACCGTACGTGCCCTATTAAGGCATACGGCTCTTCAAACAATCTTTACAGACCAATTCCAGATGTTCTTAGTTATCTTAGGCTTTGGAATGTGATAATCCCAAATCTTATTAAATTTTCCCCATCGCATATATGCTCGTTCACTTCTGCGATTCAGCATCTTGTGCGTGACATATTTTAAATATTCATAGAACTTTCGCATCTGCGTATAATTTCCATTCACGCCATAGTAATTGTAATGCCCTAACAGACTTACTCTGATTAACTTCATTGTTTCAGTCACATTCTTGTTGAGACGTGTTTTCAACCACTCTTTTGCTTTTTGCCGTTTCGCTTTCAATTTCTTCTTGCTGGTACGGATTCCGACACGATATTTTCCTTTCGCTGTATGCGTGTTAAAGAATGTAAATCCCAAAAAGTCAAACTCCTCTTTGTTTTCTGCAAATCTTCCGAATTTGAAAATTCTCGTCTTT